GCCTCCGGGTGAGCGAGACAGAGCGTAACGTTTGCACGATACATTCTGGTGTTAGCCATTAGTTCTCTTCCTCAATATCGATATTGGATTCGGTTTCTTGCTCTTCATCTGTTTTTTTCATGAAAGAGAAAATGCCAGAGCGTTGCTCCTGCTTCTCTTCCACCGTGCCAGGCTTGTACATCACCGGGTTATACGGCTTTGTACCTTCCTCGACGGGGACAAGGATGTCCTTAAACTTGGGGTGCCGAAGAGTCTTTGGAGAAACGTCGGCAATTTGTCCGGACACAGTGTTTAGGGCAAGTACCATGTATCTAGTTTACCACCGTTTTATGGCGTGATATTGGCACTAGGGTTTGTGGAATTGAACCTAAAAGAAAGCGTTCCGATTGCCAAATAAAGGTGTGGCACAGCGCTGTCTTCTCCGATAGGAATAACAGATTCTCCCAGCTCTGGGGTCAATGCTGCTCCATTGGATATTTTCCACCCAATAAGACCATCCATAAAGTAACCAAGAAGCCTTCTGGCAATTTTTCCCTTTGGAGCTATGGCCACAATGTCAAATTTAGAAAAATATTCATCGTGTCTAACGCCAGCAAAAGAAGTATTCTGCTGATCACGGCTCAGCCCGCCCCACCTCAAGACAACAAAAGGCTTCACCTTATTGCTCACCCTCAAAAGGTACTCGTCATCAAGAACATCATCATCTTTTATTTCATATTCGGGAAAAGATGATTCTACGTGGGCAAGAATTTCGTCTTGCAAAGAAATTAGGTCTATGCCGTTCATAATCTTTTCAATTCCCTAACGAGGTCTTTATTAAAATCGCTTACAAGCTTTGGAATAACTTTTTCAATGTCAAATCGAGCGTCTCTAATAGCAAACATACCTTTTGTCATTTTAAACTCGCCATTTGGCATCATTCTTACGACCGGACTCTTTCCTTTGACCCTCAAGGCTCCGCCTCGGTCATATGCAGCCTTGAATCTGTTTTTAAAACCAACTTCTTGATACCTGTAGTATTCGGGAACCTTTGGCTTTATCCAACCAATCAAAATGTTACTTTTTGTTTTAAAAGCTGTAACTTTATAGCTTACAGCGTTATACATCCTACCGGTTCTTCTTCTTCCCGACCCAGAGTTCAATCCAGCAGATTGCGCGGCTTTGCTAAACGGAGTTGCGCTATCAGCAATGTATTTTTTAACTTGCTTTTCCCCAAAACTACCAATTTCTCTTGTTAGTCTTTGGCTCTCCCTTTGAATAGCGTTTGGAGCCTCGTTAATAATGTCCAAAACACGCTGTTGGCTTCTTTGTTCCATTTTTAAAATAAAATTCATTATGCCACCGACTTGACATCAGCATCGCACTCAATTGTGCGATTCCAACCGTAAGAAGAGTTGACGGCGGAGCGTACAAGAAGTATTAAATCGTTTAATACGACATCTTGACCACCATCGGTAATTCTTACTTGCATTCCTTTTCTGATAAGAGAAAGATCGGCATCGTAGGGAACCTGGACCCTAAAGCCCTGTATGGCTCCCTGCATAACGTTTAAGTCGGGCAAGCTTTCCCCCTTGATTGGTTGAATTCTTGCCTTACCGGACCACAGAACGCTTTCCGTGGAATCTCCGTAAGAATTTGTCGCCATATCCCAAGTTTGTTCTCGCATATTCGGATCAACAATCTGAATTTCGGCGTTGTACCAACGTGCAACAATGTCGCGCATCTCAAGCGCGATCTTGGCAAAGTCTATAGGTGTGCTCTTGGAGATAGCCACGTTAGTTCCACCATGGGTACTCGTCTGCTTGACCGTCGTTGTCGTCGTCGATAAACATCTTGATCATGTTGAAGTATTCGTTAGACTCGTCCTGGAGCGCCTCTTCGCGGAGCTGTGCGGCAATCTTGCGCAAGGACTCGGCAATCTTATCGCCGTTGACCGTGAGGTCGTCCGAGGACCAGGACTTGAGAAGAAGCGCCTGCGAGCCAGCGATGGTCTCCATAGCGCGTGCAGTAGCAAGCTTGACGTTATCACCGTACATCGTGAGGAACGCGGCAATTTCATCATCGCCAAAGTACATGTAGTTACCAACACCGGCAACCACATCGGTAGCCTCCGTGTCGCCAAGGAGAACTCGAACCTTACCAGTGTCGGTAGTGAAGTCAGCGGGAGATGCACCAGAATTTGCCATACTAATAGTTTACCGCAAAAAAGAACCACGCACCGGAGCCCGGGGAAGGGGGATGGGCTCAACGGTGCGTGGCAAGCCAGCAGGAGGGGAAGCTGGTATTTATATACTAACAAAGAAAAACCCCCGAGCAATTTCTCGCCCGGGGGTTTTTCTGTTGGCTACTTAGGAGCCTGCACCTGTCGAGGCGCGGAGTCCATCCTTGGTGACCGAGAATGCGTCCACAACGTGGCGCACGCGGGTCTGGATGTCGTCGTCGTCAAAGCTTCCGTCACGAACAGGAACTTCTCCACCAGCGAGGCTGAAGTGTCCGTTGTCCTTGATGGAGATGAGCGGAGTACGTGCACCCGAGAGGAAGACCTCCCAGAAGTACGGACGGACGTTCAGGTCGGGAATGACGAACCAGAAGTTGTCAGTCTGTCCGCCAGAAACGGTGTCCAGTGCGTTGAACTCGATTGGGTTGAACGGGCTGGTGATGATGCTGGGGTTGAAGATTGTCTCTTCAGAACCAGACGTCTTGCGAATCTGCTGCAAAGCAAACAGTTCGCGAACGGTCATCGCAAGCGACGTTCCGTAGACCAGCTTGTAGTTCGAAGCAACCACGCGGTTTCCACCAACGGTGTCGGTGCGTGAGTCAGCCATAGCGGTTTGCAACGAGTCAAGCGACAGAGCGGGGTTTCCGCTGAGGCCCTTGCCGGAGAAGCCGGTTCCCAATGCGCCAGCGGTGGTCACGAAGAGTTTCGCAAGAGCGATGTCTTCCTGACGTGCGGCGTACTGTGCGAACTTCGAGGTCATCTGACCAATCATGTCGAAGTTACCGACACGACGGAGGGATTCCCAAGACATGCGGGCACGGATGCCGTGCTTGCCTTCGAATTCCTTGTCCAGCTGAGTGGTGGTGAAAGGAACGGCGGGGTACTCTTCGTACTCTCCGACGGACGGAAGTCCACCATTGATGAATTCTTCACCAGTTCCGCTAACGAGAGCGCTAGGGTCAACCTGGAAGTCACCGAAACGAATGGTACCGAAGTTGTCGGTCGTGTACTCGTCAGCGATTTGGTTCCAGACAACCTGCTCCGCAGCATACTGTGCGAGGAAGATTACGTTGATAGCAGGTTCCAGAACGGTTGGAATGTCCGAGGAGGAGATTCCTTCCTGAAGAGCTACCCTTGCACGAAGGTCACCGGAAAGCGCGTTGGTGAGGAGTTTTGCTGCCTCAATCTGACGCTTGGTGGAACGCTCTTCAATTCTGGCGATTTCCTGTTCAACCATTTGCATGTTTGCCATTAGTTAAATCACCTATTCTTAGTTGTTGATCCGGACGAAGACATCTCCAGCAACAGCGCCCTTGGCCTTGATAGCGTAGCCAACAAGTTCGTTAGAACCAGTGTCGCTGTCAGTGGTAAGAGCGGTGCCGTAAGTTGCGCCTGCGGCCAGGTAGATTGCAGCACCAACAGTGACGGCAACAGCGGTTGTACCGCGGAAGACACCAATGTGACGCAGGGTTGCGTAGTAGCTGGAGTCAGCTCCCAAAGCGGCGCTGGTTTCAGCGACACCAACAAGTCCACCGAGAACAACAAAGTCGCCAGATTCGACGGCAGCGTTCACGACGTAGTTAAGGGATTCTCCATCCACGTAAACTTCGTTAAGAGCCATTAGGCACCAACCTTCACGTTGAGGATTTCAGAGAGGCGGGGTGCCCTCTCTTGTGTGTTTACAATAACGGTCTCTTCGACAGCCTTGGCGGAAGCGTCAGCTTCCTCCTTGAAGTGCGACTTCACGGACTCCACGAAAGCCTTCTGGTTTTCGATAGATTCGGTCAAGTCTGCTCCGGCGCGAAGCGACTCATAGACGGCCTTACGGGAAACTTCGGGGAGGTTAGCAGCAACCAGCGCTTCAGCAACAGCTGCAACGTCAGTTTCTTGTTTTTCCTCTTCCTCTGGCTCCTCGTTAGGCGCAAGGGCTTCTACAACAGCTGCGGCCACCAAGTTTGGCAGCTCGGCCAGCATGTCGCTCAATTCCTTGAGATCCATATCTGAGTTTCCTTCTTCCTTGTATGATTTGGTATTTGCAACTGTTTTTGCAGCATTACCATTTTCTCTGGTCTTGGATTCTCCAAGCTCAGAAACTTTAGTGAGTTCAGAAATTGGGTGACCCATAAGCATCTGGGTTGGTTCCCACTCTCCGTCTTCCTGACGCCACACCCGAACAAGCGCAACGGGCGCTTCTGGTGAGGCTGGGACCGCAAGCGGATCGCCCTCGAAGGGGAATACGCCATCGGTCATAATGTAGGCAACCTGGCCATAAACCATTTCGCCACCGTGGTCCATGCGGACCAAGTCTTCTTCCGCCAGCTCACCTGGTTCGGCTTCCTTCTTGCGCCGAGGCTTATCTTTATCGTAAGCTTCGTCAAGGTCGGAAATCTTTGTCAAGGTTGAAAACTTGTGACCCACAACCGTGTCAGTTCTTTCACCGTCACGGTAAAGACGGATCAAAGCTGCGGGGTCTTCAGAAGTACCTGAAATAGTAAAATCGCTGTCGGGCACGCTAATGTTCCCGTTGCGAACAATTCTTTCAATGCGTCCACGAGCGGGACCGCCACTAGAGTTCCACGAAACAGAATCGCCACGCTTTAGCTCATCAGCTCCAGCTTCGATCATTGCCCGTGCAGCCTCGTAAAGCTTGTCGGCTAGCTTGGACCCCGGACGACCCGGGTAGCTGACCAAATCAACAGAGTTTTGAGTATGAGCAACAAGAGTCTCAACAACCATTTCTCCATCGTCATCGTATTCGCCTTCGCCCATCGCGTAAATAGAAAGGCCCGTGTGGGGGGCGACAGACTCTACAAACTCTTTCCAGTGAGGCATGACCTGAAGCTCGGCAACGAGCCCAACGCCATCCTCGTAGTAAGCGTCTTCGGACAGAATGCCCATTAGGTTCTTGGGCGAGCGAACTTCATCTTCGCGGCTGGGGTGATCCACATAAGAGTGGGTTCCCTTGGGGAACGCCTTTGGGCCATACTCGCGGAGCATGGCTTCTGGATAAACGCCAGAGGAGCCCTTGCCTGGAGTAATAAGAACGGCACGCCAACTATTGCCTACCTTGGTGGGCGCGTTTGCTTGTTCCTGAAAAATCGTAGACATCATTTTAATGATACCACGCAGTATCTACTTGGATAGATAAATAATAGCCAATTTTAGCTTATCTACATTATCATCAAAATTTCCAATACCCAAATTACAAGAGCGGCAAAGCAGTCCCCTTACTTTTTGCGTAATGTGGTCGTGGTCAATAGACAGGTTTGTTGTCTCTTTCTTGCTGCATATCTTGCAAGAAAAGTTTTGCTCCACCAGTAACTTTTGGTAATCAACTAAAGATATTGAATACCTTCTCTCAACGGTGTAGTGGTAACGACAAAGTTTCTTTGCATAAAAAACATCAAGGCATCCCTCCATTGAGCATTGCTGATTGCTAAACTCTCCCGCGTTTCTTGCGGCTTGATAATGGGTAGAGCAATAGCCCCTCTTCTTGAAAGCCAAATCGCAATCGGGGATAGAGCATCGTTTTTTTGCTTTACTTTTATCAACCAAAAACGCGCCAGATTTCCAAAGCTTATGATAATGGGTAGAGCAATAGCCCCGACTTACTGATTTTCCGATGCAGTTTTCGTATAAGCACATATCGGAATAATATCACGATTTATCTAGGGTTATTTTGCGTATCCCTATTTCCGTTGTCACCATCAGAAAGATCATCAACACCCGCACCGGAGTTACCCTGGCTGCTGGCAATGTTGTTAGGGTTACCCGCTCCTAGCGTGGAACCGGTGTTAGCAAAACCGCCTTCGTTGTTTGGCACAAGCACACCTCTGGGCACTTGGCCCGGAGCCTCGATGCCGAGTTGCTCGGCCATAGCGTCCTGCATAACATCGGCGCTAAAGAGTCCAGTCATCCAAGCCTGACCCAGTGACTGAATCGTGCGGTATGCGGGATCGACGATGATGTTGTTAAACGTAACGCTAGGGTCTGGCACGCCCATCACGCGAAGCACCCGCAAGAAGAAGTCGGACCAGTTACCCTGCCGTGCGTAAGCAGCATTGAGTGTGGACTGGTCGAGAACCTGCGAGCCACCGCCAGCGGTCTGCCCGGGTCCAGAGAGCAAGGCGTCCACCGATACCTCCATGGCAGTTGCTGCCATAGCGGCCAACGGTTGTCCGGTCGCCAGGTCCACGGAGTTGTTCCGAGGCATGGCGTTCATCTCGATGTCAGCACCGGTCACAGCAGTTGCTGCCACGTCCTTGTTGCTGATGAGCTTGGAGCTAATGTTTGCTGCACCCTTAGCGGTCTTGGACTTGACCTGCCACGCAATGCTGGAGAGAGCCTTCAGCATCTTCGAGCCATCCTTGAGATACTCGGAGTATGCCCATGACCATGGCAAAGCTGGTAGCGCGTCGGGGATTCCCCACAGAGAACCAGTCTCATCGTTAGACTTGGTGTCAATAATCACGAAGTTGCGATCGACGGGGATGTCGTTGATGCGAGACACTGGTGTCTCAACATAATCTAGCGGGTACCAAACCTTGATGGTCTCCGCAGTGTAAGAGTTGTACGGATCGGTTACGGGTTGACGACGCTCATACTCACGCAAGTAGTAGCGGATGATTTCTGGGTCGTCGGGGTCAGTAGCCCAGCCAGCTATTTCGTCAAGTGGTACACGACTAAAGCGACGATTCCGCTTGTCGTAACGTACAAAAAAGTTACCATCAGTAAATAGCGCTCTTTCATTCTTTTTACACGCAGCCTCTCCGAATAGTACCTGCTGGTTAATGGGGTCATCGACGATGGCCTGGAATCTTGGGGGAAGTGGGTTGTTCCGAGACGACATCTTGAAGCCGTGACCAAAGACATAGCTCGAACGAAGCATTGCACCGCGCTTGAGGATGGGGTTGGAGGCGGATTGCCTGCGAGCGTTACGCGATACAACCTTTACATCCTCTAAACGAATGCCTTCGTCGGTGAATTGGTTGATAGGAGACCAACCTTGCTCATCAAACTCTAGAGTTGCACGGGCAAGGGCGGAGTATGACTCGGCAAGGATTTCATTGTTCTGAGAAAGCGTTTGAATTTCCCGTAAAAGTTTATCGGATTCGTCCGAATTTGAATTAAATCTATCTAAAATTCCCATAGATTAAGCTTACCAGTAACTTGAGGCGTAGAACGAATGCTCTGCCATTACATCTTCTGGGTGAAAAACCTCTCCCAGCTGGGGACCCGATACATCGTGCGAGATGGTAGACAAGATGGCAGCGTCCAAAGAGTCGGGAGAAGAGATACCAGACTTGCGCATCTGGTCCTTGCTCGTCATCGTGATAGAACCCCTGGTGCTGAAGTGATAAGTCTGGCTTATCATTTCCTCACGAAGCTGATTGTCTTCGTAGTCTATGTCCAGCTGCTTGTTTGCAAGGAGTTCTCGAAACGTGTCGTAGTGCCACGCCCTGGCGTTTGTCCACCTTGCCGAATCTGGCGAACCGTGAGATCCATTAATAGCGCCAACACTATAAACGGCGTCATTAAAATCGTCCAGCCTAAGAAGAGCGTCAACAACACCACCACCCACACCGTTAACGTCAACATTGATAACATCCGCCATAACCCTTTGAGCATGTCCGTGCACTCTCCTTGCCGTTTCTATGAGGTCAAGCTTAGACCACTTGTCTACAAGACGTACTTTTCCGCCTCGGTTAATGTACAAAACATTCTCATCTGAACCAAAACGAGCAACGTCCAAACCAAGCGTTGGTCGCACGGCATCATCATCTTCAAAGACCGTGTCGAATCCGTTGTCAATTACAAGCTGCGAGAAGAAAGTATTGTCGGCTTCGTCCGGGAACTCTCCCAGCACCTTGGCCTTGTAGCGTGCGGAGTCCTCGCCCCAGGCACGCTTCTTGTGCTCGACCCACTCAACGCTGGTAAGGCCATTTAAAAAATTTTTCTGATCTTCCTCTTCGGGGTAAACAAGCTCCTGAGTAAATGTTGGTAAATCAAAAGCGCTAATCGTATGGAGGGACCAGTCCTGCGATAGTTGAGGGTCAGTAAAAATTCTATGAAACTCAGTTCCTCTTCTATCTGGGTTGCCAATCGCGAGAATGCGGGAACCCTGACCAGTGGCCACTGCCTCAGCGGCCGTGAACATGTCCGTAGGAAGTCCACCAGCTTCGTCAAGGAAAACAAAAGTATTTCGCTTTCGAGTACCCTGGAAAGACGAAACAATGTCCTGGTCGCTGGGTCGCTTTCCGAATACCAAGAATTCTGCACCATTAGTACCATCCAATTTCCACGCTAGTGTTTCCGTAATCCTACCCGGAAGTGGCCTATTGTTTACTTCTGCCATACCTTTGTTTACTTTAAGGTACGCGAAGATAACCTTCTCAATCTGCGACAACGTCGGCGCAGAGACAATACACAACGTTTCACTCGGCACGCCAGTGGCCACAATCCAGGTTATCAAGTCAGCCACCACCGCGGACTTACCACAACCGTTAGCGCTCTTCACCGCGGTGCGAGATGAATCCATAAACCCAGCGACAATCTCCGACTGCTTGGAATACCAGCGCTTGCCGAGGACATCCACTAGCCAAGCCTCCGGGTCTGACTGGTACAGCCTCAGCTTGCTCTTGGCACGCATCTCCCCGATAGCAGAGTCGAGAACATCATTCAAATATGTTGGCATCTAAAATACTCCCTGCCCGCTTGAGCCCCTGCTCCACGAGGTCATCGACATCTTCGTCTGATGGTACACCCTCGAATGCTTTAAACCCGGCGATGATGTATTGCAGCGCTGCGTCAAACGCCTGGGCAAATATCTTTGCGTGCGCGGCGGTAATCTTTTGGATGTCATCATCCACTAGCTTGCGCCTTGCGTCTAAGCGATCGGACACTAGGCGGAGCGACTTCAGCACGACGTTAGCAACGGAGGCGAAGTCCTTCATCTCTACTTCGTCCAGCATCCCGAAAGCTTTGTCCTTCAGAGACGCGGCCTCAATCAGAAGCAGTCTCTCCTCCTGGCGGTCGGTCAGCCAGTCCTTGCTGTCCAGGAGATATGCGATACGCTCTGCGATGTAACCGGGCTCTAGTCCCGTGGCCTCGGCAATCTCGACAGGCGACTTCCGGGCGAGGCTCAACAGCTTCTCGTCCAGGTTAGTACGTTCCAACTCCATGCCCACATTCTACCGTACTTGTAATGTATCGCCCTAGCGGATACAAACCAAGCACTCGTGACAAAAGCGTACCTAAACCTCTACACGTTTGGCCCATGTGTAAACCTAAGTTGGTTTTCAACAGCCTCGCATCGGCACGAACACGCGGATGTGGCTTGCAAATAGTATGCGCGGGCATCCTCGAGGGTCGAATCTGTGCGTACACACATCCATGTATATGTGTACAAAACGTTCCATGTATATACGGAAATCAGCATCCGTGTATATACGGAAATTAGGTGTCAAAACCCTATCCTTGGTTACAGGATTTGTTACCCAAGGCTATCTTCTTCGTGCTGCATGTCGGGCCACTGCACGGCGTTGCGTTTCTTCGCATCAATGGCATCAAAGTAAGTGCCCTCAAGGTTCGTCTCTAAATGCTCAATCACGCTCAAAGCGAAAGCCAACTCCTTCGACACCCTGCTTTCAGCGTCAACCACAAAATCGACATGCTCGTAATAGAATTCCCACACCGTCTGGAACGCCTCGCGCTTCACCCGCAGCTCCTGGGCCAGCAGGTCATAGCAGTGCGCCATCCCCGCAATAAAATGTTCGTTGTCGTCGATCATGACTTCATCTCCTCCTGAGTATTCGCCATCAGAATAACACATAATCGGGTGTTGGAAATTTAAATTTGAAATTGAAAAAAATTAAACGCGCGGGTGGTCCGTACCCCAAAGCCCGCCCCGCGCGCTCCCCGGAATTGTTTCACCGCCGCGCCGCGTGACAACTTGACAACCGCCGCCGCCCGTGGTATTGCGCGCGCCCGCGTTCCACTTATAGCCCCGGAAGCCGCCGCCCCGGAAGCCGCCCGCCATTACCACGCCCCGGGAGCTGCGCGCGACACGCCCCGAAAGAATTAGCCTAGGGTCTTGACAATTGCCGCCGCCCGTGAGATTATCGGGTGCTGCCGCAATTGCCGCTGCACCCACCACGAAAGAAAGAAGCACACCATGACAATCACGACAACAAGCCACGCGGGCGACACGTTCACGTATCGCTTCGACCCCGGAAGCCGCGCCGCGGTGATGGTCTTCTATTGGGAGATGATGAGGGACGGCAAACTAGCCAGTTTCTCCGTCGACGGTGTGGCCGTAGCATGAGCGCCCGAGGAACAATTGCGCCCCGGTTCATAGATCCGGAGACTTTGGCCATCGCGCGCCTAGTTGCCAAGGCTACGGGCGCAACGCTAGAGGAAGCGCTAGCTGACCAAGCGGAACTATTCCAAGGCGGGGAAGCATGAACCGCGCAAGATGGGCAGACGTCGAACCCGTCGCCCCTAACTATTGGGGCCCCGGTGTCGGGTACCGCATATTCTGCGCGGGCGGGTGTGAACGCTCCAAAGAATTGGGGCATATCTCCGTGTGGGGACACCGCTACATATTCCACACCAAGACCGAGGCCCTAGCCGCGTGGCGTGAAGCTCACCCCCGCGAGAATGGAGACAACAAGTGAACACGACCACGACCACGACCCCGCCACACTTTGACAGTGTGGCCGCCATCATAGAAGCAGATAAGGCCGCGGGCTTCTTCTTCTTCTCTCCGGGCGGAATGCGCTTCTTTCAGTGTCGCGTTAGTCGCGAACTTATCGGCGGGCGCTTCTTCGTCACAAGCGAACAAGCGCCCAATGCGGCAGTATGGGGCGGCGCGCGCCGCTACACCGTGAGGGAAGCCACCGCCGCGGGAATAGACACTGTGGGAGAATTTCAACAACACGCCACCCGCGCCCAAGCTATCGCTGCGGCTAAGGCGACGGCTAAGGCGGGGGCACTCTCGCTAATAGAGTGCCCCGCCCACGCGGGCGCGTTTGACTGCACACCATTCTGCCGCTTGTGTGAAGGCGCTCAAGAATACAACCCGGAACCGCTAACAGAAAGTGACACACCATGAACCGCCAAGACTACCAAGCCATAGCCGCCGCCCTTGCGGGCCATGAGCGCCGCCTAACCTCTAGCACTCTCGACGCCCGGGGAAGCTTCAAAGACCTAGTGAACGACCTAATGCTAGTGATGGAAGAAGATAACTCGCGCTTTGACCGTTCGCGCTTTATCGCCGCGGTGTGGGATAACGCGAACGACTACCACGACCTAGAAGAACTCTCCGGGCGGTGGGTGTGATGAGGGCGGCCATCGAAACTGACCGCTTACTAGGTGGCGGGGCGCTTGTCTTCATCGACGGGCGCCACACCGCCGCGCGTCAATGGGAAGGTGTCCGCGCTCACTTGGAAAAAGAAGCGGGCGGCAAAGACTGTGGCCTAATTGGCGTGATGGTGTTCACGGACGACCCCAACTACCGGCCACGCTTCTCTCCCGGCCAGAAAGTGGCGACACGGTGAGCGCCTACGGTGTCACGGTGTCCGCGCTTCTTGTGGCTTGCTTCTTGGCCGCCGCCATCGAACCGCCCATCGCTTACATGGTACCGCTTGTGGCGTACGCGTGGGTTGTCTTGGCGTGGTGCTACAAGCGGGAGACCGCGCCCCGATACCGCCGCAAGCGCTAACCCCTACCCGCGCGCCCCGCTACCCCTCACCGGGTGGCGGGGCGCTTCTTTGCGCTTGTTCCATTGATCTAAATTTACCGCCGCGACTCAGTATCGGAGAAGACCGCCACCGCTAACCCAAGCCCCTCAAAATTGCCACCCGGTGCTATTGCTCACCCGGTGGCCATTGGCGCGCCTACGGGGCGGCCACCGCTTGGCGCGGGGGAATTAGCCGCCCCGGTGGGTGTCTGCACAAGTAGCCGCGGGCGCGGGTTACCCCTCACAAGCCATAGGCGCCCCGCTCAGACACTTTTAGGCACCGCGGGTAGTAAGTACCGCCCCGGATATTCCAAGCGCTTAGAATGGCGCACAGAGCCGCAGCTAGCGAATTCCGACTTTTTGGGCAGATTCGCAATTGCAATAGGCGAAGCTCGCAGAAAAACACGGGGCATTTTTTCACTCCAGGAAATCTCAAGCTATAGCGAATTTCGATCGAAAAAACACGGGGCATTTTTTAGCCGCGCCCCTTTAGAAACACATACACACTATGTCACTATAATACTATTATTAGAATATAGTATTCTATGTTAAGAACACGGTGTATCTCATTCCCACATCCCACTGGATTACTCAAAACTTTTCCCCAACTATTTTCGCGACACGCCGAATCACCACTTGACACCATCAAAACCCTATGGCATAGTCAATGTCATACTACCCACAACACAGGAATGGACATAGGATATGGAAATCAAAATCGCAACCATCGGAGAGCGCGGCACCACCTGGCAGGACGTTACCCTCGATGAGGAGGAAGAGGAAACCATGCTCACGGAAGAGGAAGGCATGGAAAGATACGACGCCATGCTAGACGAATGCTACGAGCCCTACAACATGGCTGGAATGGTACACATGCCCTCAGACATCCTCAAAGAATGTGACCCCATCGCCTACCGTGTCGGATTCAGCGACTACGCCGACTCATTAGCCGAAGATGGCACACCCGTAGAGGGCTGGGTTTGAATCGATCGAAACTAACAGGCAATAACCAAAACAACGAAGGGGAAATAATGGGAAACAGAAACAGCGTCAAGGTAACCTACAGCACCGGAGACTCCATCTATCTTTATTCACACTGGGGAGGCTCCGAGCTGCCAGGACTCGTTGAGCGCGTAGCGCTTACATCGAGCAGGCTCCATGACGAAAGCTATTTCACGCGGGTGCTATTCTGCGCCATGCTTGGAGACGACCTCCAGGACTGGCGGGGTGAGACGGGTTTCGGGATTGCGCCATACGTGGTGGACCACGACCACGATAACCGAATGGTTCACGTTGACTACACCCGCAGGACCGATAGCGGCGCTCCGCTGATATACCAGGGCAACGAATAGATTTTCTCGTGGTGGGAAAACGTCCTGGGCACGACGCGAAACTACCCCACATAATCCAAACGAAGGGAAGCAGCGTGAGCGATAGGGAATGGAAAGACGGAGACGACTCCGAGATGTACGACGATGGTTACGACCAGGGAGTGAAGGACGCCTATGACTATGTCATCAAGGAGCTGGGTCTCAACATCAAGGACTCGGACCTGCTCAAGGCTCTAGGGGTTAGCGGGAAGTAAGTGGCGGCTAACCCAACCAAAACAATCCAACCGAAGGGAACCAGCGTGAGAATCACTATCCACGAAACATACGAGTACGAGGTAGAGGCAGAAAGCGCGGAGCAGGCGCGGGAGCTCTTCGAGCAATACCGTGATGGCGGCGAAGATGCCGAACTCATCACCGGTGTGAGATTCAATCAGAACTACCTGCACACCTACGACGAAAACATGGAGGAGCTATAGTGCCAAGTTTCATTGTTTCGGGTTACCAGATAACCCCGGTGTCCACGGAGGTGGATGTCGACACAGCCGACCAGGCACTGGATGAAGGCAGGGCGGCGATTGTGCAGGGCCTAGGAGTCTACGACACCGGGGCGCAATGGTTCAGTGATAGCTACAGCGTTCACAGCGACGAAGGCGAATTCGATCGAAACGAAGAGGGAGAGTAATAATGCCAAACTGGGTGTATAACACGGTAGAAGTGACGGGAGAAAACCAGAGACTGGACAAGTTCATGGTCAAGGCTGGAATGCCTTACGACACGAAGGGTACCGAATTCGAGGATGGTGAATTCATTATGAAGGATGTCGTGCGAGATTCTGCGATGTCTTTCTGGAATTTCATCAAGCCAGAGGCTTCTGTGCTGGAGGAGTACCACGGACAAGCGCCGCGGTACCACAGCCTGGAGGATTCAATGAAGCACAGCAGCGACCACTGGTACGACTGGAATAGCCGCAATTGGGGAACCAAGTGGGATGCGGTGGACGCTTCTGTCCAGGAGTCAGAGGGAGCGCTCACGTATGAATTCCGCACCGCCTGGGGGCAACCTGAAGAGGTCTTCGAGGTCATGGTCATGGAGTTCCCGGAGCTGATATTTCACATCCGCAGCGTCGAGGAGCAAGGCTGGGGCGTCGAGTACGAGGGCGCCAGCGGAGTCTTGACAGAGCTCAGGAAGTGGGATTCTCCACGGACTCACGAAGAATCGATGGAGTATATGGGAATGTGCCACTGCCAGGAAAGCGGCAACGAAGAATATAATTATAGCGATTGCACAAGCCAAAACACGGAGGGAAAATAATGAGAGTAGTAATGAGTCGTGAAGTATTGATAAGCGCCCACAGCGTGGCCGTGGCAACGTCGAGGGATGACGTTGCGCCTGTTATCACCCAGCTAGCATTTGAGCGCCAGGGAGACCAGCTAGCGGTTCTGGCGACCGATCGATATTGGGCCGTGATGGCTCGGTACGATTCGATCGAATTCTTCGACTGGGATGACGGTGCCCAGGTGCTGGTGGACCCTAAGCTGATGAAGCCAGTCGTGGATATTCTCAAGAAGGATAGAAGCGGCGCGGTGGCAACGCTCGCACGCGACGGTGAGTCAGCGGTGTGGCTTGATGGCAATGGCACCAGCGCCAAGGTAAGCGTGGATACCATTCGCGCCAGCTTCCCGAGAGTCGCGACGCTCTTCCCGGATAGGGATAGCTGCGGCGGCACTCCATCACTCGTGCTGAATGTTGAAATTCTAGCCAAGCTGTCAAAGATTATTAGCCCAGAGTCAGCCAAGAGAAAGATGGACGGTAATCGCTGGAAGTTCTTCTTCCAGACCGAGGAGCGAATCAATAGACCAAAAGCAGTGCTCGCTGTTCGCTCGGAGGATTCGTGCGATATTCAGTGCATTATTCAGCCAGTGATAATGACGGAGGGAAAATAATGAGCAAAGCAGAAATGGATGAATGGGTGGCGAACTATGTCCGAGATAACGCGACGGGAGAGGAGATAGTCACGGGATGGGTTATCTCAATCTCGATGCGCCATCCTGGAATGAACAACGCTGATGGATACGTGGTGGAGCACAGTGATGGACTCCCCTACCATTCTCAGCTGGGTTTGCTGATGGCGGCACTGGACGAAAAAAAGAACACGGTACTAGCGCAGATAGTCAATGAGGAGGAATTGTGAAGAATGCAATCATCGGAGAATGTGACCGGTGCGAGAAGATTCTTATGACCAATGACGATTGGCACCATGAGAACCAGGAGCTTTGGTGCGACCCATGCGCCGAGGCGGCTTTCGATCGATGGCAGGAGGACAGAATATCATGAACCCTCGGATAACGGACTATGACGCTTGGCAGTATTGCGAGACATGTGCCAACATCATAATTAGCAAGCAATGGGATTACGATTCACGGACGTGCAAGGCGTGCGCCGATGTTTTGGACGAAGCAAGAAGGGGTAAGAATGAATAAGGTGACAGAGGTAAGCGTGCAGTCTTTTGAGGTGCTGGAGAAGCTGCACGAGGTGTTCGATGAGCTCGGGCTAGCCAGGCAATACTCACTGGACAAGGGTGAGCTGGAAATCAAGTTCGAGGAAACATGGGTACTGTTCTACATCGACAAGCGGTTGATGGAAGAGCAGGCACTACTAGACCAGGCATTCGAGGATGCACAGATGATTGCAGAAAGACATTGGAGAGAATAATGAGCGCATACTTAGACGGAGTAACCAAAGCTAAGCAGAAGTACGTCGCGGCCAAAGTCACCCTGGAGCAAAGACTTAGGGAGTCTCTGAAGGATGAGCTTCACAGCATGAAGACTCAGGTTGATATTGCGGTGAGATACGCGGCAGACAATGGGCACAGCAAGGCGGAGATTCTCAGAGCCCTGGGGACCAAGGACTATCATACGGTCTATGCCGCCCTGAAAAGGACTGAAGGCGTAGCGGAGATAATGGGAATCAATCCACTGGACAGCGTATATTCATACGACAGAGAGACCGAGATGGTTCATGTCAAGTATCTCAATCATGGTCCGCAGCTTATCAATGGCAGCGCTACCTTCAAGTTTCGCAACTTTGATGACGGAATGAAACTATTCCTGTCAGAAGATAAGTTATGGAACGAGGATTACACAGTGCGCAACGAGGTAGTGGCGGTCCTAGACCAAGTTGAACAAGGCTTCTATTACGATGAGGCCATTGAGTGGATAGCTGGGCAGACTAATCGCGACGCTGGATTTTGATCGATGACGGGAAGAACAATCTTCCAGATAATTTTCTTCATTGGATTCATGCCTGGGTTCTTGATATTCATAACCATGTTTATCTTCACCGTTCCAATTTTCACGAAAGAAATTGAAAACAATAGGCGAAGCAAGAAGAAAAACACGGGCGATTTTTCGAGGCGCGAATATAACGAAGACGACTACTGGGAAGAAGTTGATTATGACACTGGAGAAATTATTACCAACACCGGACCAACAATCCGCCATCCAAAGAATCGTGACCGAGCCTACTCGGGCAGCGTTGAACGCTTCCACGATGGGGTCGGGTAAAACTCTCAAGGCAGTCGAGGTGTCAAAGGCTATCGATGCGAAGGTAATCTTATTGATTGCCCCGCTCAACACCAGGCTTGGATGGCAGGTCACCTATCAGAGGCAAGGGGTTGACCTGCCATTCAAATGGATCAACTCAACCAAGGCTGGGCAACAGGCGAAGGATGACTGGGCATGGCAACAGCCCGGCATCTACTTCGTCGGAGTGGAGCTCTTCGTGCGCTTGGGTTGGGATGGCAGAGCTCGCACGGATATGTGGTCCAAGGTGCCAGACCTGGTTCTGTTTGATGAGGTACATCGTGGGCAGAATCGCAAGAGCAAGACACACAAGACACTCAAGCAGGTCAAGGGTGGCTTCAAGCTGGCGATGTCTGGCACGCCTACGGGCAACAGCTTCAGCGGAGCGTGGGCAGTAACCAAGTGGCTATGGCCAAGCGAGGTGGACAATTCTTATTGGGCATGGGTAGACAAGTGGTGTGCCACTGAGTACGATCACTTCGCTCCTAACGGCAAGAAGATTACAGGTGAGCGCAGACCTGGCGCGTTCTTCAACTCGCTCCCCTGCTATGTCCGCATCGAGTCAGAGGTGGAGTCCGAGCTCCAAGAGGAGCAGGTCTACATCGAGCTGACACGTGAGCAGCGCAAGGCGTACAACGAGCTAGAAGAGAAGATGATTACTTGGCTAGGGGAAAGACCGCTGGTGGTCGAGTTCCCGATTAGCTTGCGTGCCAGGCTACGACAAGCCACGCTCGGGTTGTTCTCGATCGACGATGATGACAACGTGGTGTTTGATAATGATTGCAAGTCTCAGAAGATTGATGTGATGTTCGACGTTCTAGAAGATGACTTCGAGAATGAGACCGCACTTATCCTTACCGACTCGCGCAAGTTTGCTGACGTGGTAGTGAGCAGGCTTACTCGAGACGGGAAGACTGCTATGCCGTGGCACGGAAACATCTCGGATGCCAAGCGACAAGAGACCAAGGAAGCCTTTGTCAGTGGTTCGTGCCAGTATGTAGTAGCGGTTATCGCAGCTATTGCCGAGGGGGTAGATGGATTGCAACACGCCACACGTAATGTCCTGTGGCTCAACCGCAGTGACAATAGAATTCTGAACGAGCAGGTGGCCAAGCGGGTGCACCGCAGGGGTCAGGAGAGAACGGTTCGATCGGTAGAGCTCGTGGCCATTGACACGTATGACTCCGGGGTACTAAGCTCCCAGATAAAGAAGGCAATAGATATGAACAAGACCCTCAAGGAGAAGCATGGCAATTGAAGTGGGGGACACATGCAAGAAGGGTCACCTTATTGTTGGGGACAATATTCAGGTTTACACGAACCAAGGTCGGGAGCGAGTGCGTTGCTCAACATGCAACCAGCCGCCAAGGTCTAACCCTAAGAAGAAGCCGGGTGACCTGTGTAAGAACGGTCACGTTATCATAGGTGATAATCTTCGGGAGAAGAAGATGCCTACTGGTATTGCCTACATCTGCGTCATCTGCTCAAGGGAAGCGGTGCGCAGGCAGAACTCTAAGTACATGACCGAAGAGGAAATGGAACGTAGGGATAAGGGTCAGAATAAGTCTGCGCTTCAGTCAGCTCGAAGGGCAGCGGAGAAAGCCGATCAAATGATTGGCGCTGGAAAAGAAGATAACGCTCTCAACTATCTCAAGCTGAACAAAAGATCCGAGAGGATGAGTGACGTTCTTCAGAAAGCAATGACACAGAACAAAGCCAAGTGCGCAGACAAGCCAGAAGTTTGGGTTGACTACGAGGAAGGCGAAGAGCCAACAAAGAATCAGGCTTATGTTATGTGTCACGACTGTCCCGTGTTGGTGGAGTGTGCTAGATTCGCTAGCGCATACAGACCGGCCGTCGGTGTATGGGGCGGGGAAGTTTACAAAGACGGCAAGTTACTACACAAATAGGAGGTAATACCATGGCCGAAGTGCCAAAGATATACAAGGCGATTGCAGCCATTCAGGCTGGAGTCGGCAACATCCCAAAGAACGGGGTGGGTCCAGCATCACAAGGTAGCTACAAGTATGTGAAGAACGATGACATTCTTGACGCTATCTCTAAGTTGATGATCCAACACAAGGTCATCACTCGTCCCGAGATTCTCAGCTACGAACTGGTAACCAAAGAGATTGGCGCTAACCGCGTCGTCCCTATGACCGTCGTTCAGCTGAGGATTACATACATCTCGGTCGAGGACGGCTCGGAGTTCCCCGTAGTGGTGGGCTCGGAGGGCGCTGACAACAGCGACAAGGGCGGTCGCAAGGCTGTCACGCAGGCGCAGAAGATTGCCAACCTGCTGACATTCAACATCGCTACCGGCGAGCCAGACCCCGATGGCATGGAGGTCACGCCCAATGCGGCACCTTCAGCTACGGCACAGCGCATCGCCAAGGCCGCACCTAGCAGTGGAACGTACAACGAAATCAAAGCGTTCCTCGGCAAGGCTGGTCTTACTGGGTCGGTTGCCAACGCGGTCGGTGACCGTATCTCGGGTGGCAAGACTGCTACCGAGTGGACCAAAGATGAAGCCGTCCTGACGCAGGTACTTGCTGCACTCAAGGCTGGCGAGGTCGAGTAATGTCGGCTCACGCGGAGGTTGCTAAAGGTCTGGGTTCTTGGACCTCAGTGTGGCACTGCTCCGGTTGTGATGTATCCGCTAGATACGGTTACATCACTTCAGAGGAGCAGGCCATAGAAATGAGCAAGTTGTATTTCGGACTACACCAGATTCAAATCCATGGAGCCTAAGCTAAGAGTCCGGTCCTCCGGGCACGGTGGTAGTGGGTATAAGCACCCGCGCACTGGGGATGTTGTCCCCGGTGTAACCACCGTGCTCAAGAAACTAGAGAAGCCAGCCATCGCGCAGTGGGCAGTTGATAACACCGCTGCCTACGCGGTGGCAAACGTCGACAGACTCTTGACGCGCACGGAGGAGCAGGGCTACGGCTTCCTGCGCTGGTACTGGAAGCGCGATCCATTACAGGGTGACCTGGAAGACATCCGCAACTATTCCAACGGCGTGCTCAATGACGCGGCCAATCTGGGCACGATGCTCCACGATTGGATTGCGGCAGAGCATGACGACCTGCCATACCCCGACGTGAGCGAAGCACCTGCGCACTTCTGGGAAATGGTGGAGCAGTGGGAGTACTACAAGTCACAGCACACGATCGAGCCACTTCACACAGAGGTTACAATCTGGAACGAGGAGCTCGGCTACGCTGGCACAGCTGACGGCATCTGGAAGATAGATGGCGTGATGACACTGGTTGACATCAAGACATCTCGCAACACGTGGGATGAGCACTGGATGCAGCTTGCGTCATTGTCAGAATGTACTACACTCATGACAGAGGTCGAAGGGGAATGGATAGAAAGTGCGATGCTGGCATGTGACCAGCTAGCCTTGCTACACATCCGACCAAGCGACACTGACAAGAACGGCAACCCGATGTTCCCGTTCTCCGAACTGAAGGTCATGCCAAAGGATGAGCATGAGGTTATGTTCAACGCCTTCAAAGGATTGCTTAGCGTGACACATGCGCTCAGCAGTATCAAAACCCTACGCAACAGGAGGAACAAATGAGTAGAATCAATGCCGTGTTTACCGGCAACGTGGTGGCCGAGCCCACCAAGAAGGACATCAACGGGACCTCGCTTCTTGAGTTCCCGGTGTATGTCAACCACACCAAGAAGGACCGTGACTCGGGAGAGTACGTCAAGACTGGTGACACTAGCAAGATTCGCGTGACAGTGTGGCGTGAACTTGCAGACACGTTGGACGTCAAGCAGGGTGACCTCGTGGAAATCCACGGCTCCCTGATCGAGAAGGAGTTCGACAAGAAGGATGGAACGCCTGGTCGTTCTCTCCAGACTGACTACATCGAGTCCGTTGTGGTCAAGTACCGCAAGGATGGCGCAGCGGTGACCGTCGATTCAGACGGCGCATTCTAGCCCGATAGGGTTTGGCCACTAGCTCAATGGCAGAGCAACCGCCTGTTAAGCGGTAGGTTCCTGGTTCGAGTCCAGGGTGGCCAGCGTAGTGTATTGTTCTAACGAAATAGAGGAGGTGAGCATGGAAGAATTCATTCGCACGGTCTTAGGGGATAAGGCCGGGTACGCATTCGTAAGCCGGGCAAGTGGCAAGACTGCAAATAACAAGCTGAACGTCAACATTCATAAAGCGTTTTTATATCCGCAGAACATTGACCAGATGGTTAAGTATGCAGAGGAGCACGCTAATGAGGACGTGTACCTATCTCCGTTGCTATACGGTGACAAGAAGAATGACAAGGGCAACATTGCTCGGACGCCAGAGAACGCGCTGAGCTCGCAGACTATCTATATGGACTCTGACTTGTGCACCCCAGACAAGTTTCGCGTCACCCCATCCATCCACGTGGTGACCAGCAGGGGGCGCGGTCACGACTACTGGCTACTGGAGGAGGCGATCCCAGCTAAGGATGCTGCCGAGATTGCTCACAAGATTACGACAGCGCACAAGGACGATGGTTGCGACCCCAGCGGATGGTCAGCCAACAAGGTTCTCCGTCTGCCTAACACCGTGAACACTAGCCACGGATTTCCAGAGTCTGTTGTTGCCGAATACAACGGATTGATTTACAGCGCACTAGATATTGAGGGAGCATACGATGATGTCGAGATTATTGAGAGGCCCATCATGGGTCGGCAGGAGGTTATTTCTACTTCGGAATCGCCTACTACGGATTACGCTGAGGCGCTTGCGAAACTACCTCAGCATGCGCTCGACCTGGCGCTGGCGGAACCAAAAGTGGGTGACACTGGCAACCGTTCGGAAACAAGATACAAACTATTGTGCGAACTGTTTCGGCTTGGCGATGTCCTCTCGCACGATGACGTATTGGCAATTGCATGGAAGGCACCAGCATCCCGCAAGTGGAGTCAAGAAGATTCACGAGGTTTTAGCGGACTCGTAGCCGAGGCAAACAAGGCTTACTCGGAGATAATGTGGGAGAAGGGTCAGGGGCTTGAGCCGCCTGAGCTGAACACCACGGAGAGCGCCCTCGATCTCCTCAAGGGTGACGAGCGGGAATCCCTGGTACATCACACGACCTGGGTTGACCTTTACTTAAACTGGACCAACAACAAGCACGCCAAACAGAACCCTCCATACGACAGAATCAATGCTTGGACCATCTTGTCTTGCGCGTTCTCGGACATGGCTTTCATCCCCCGTAAAAGCGGACCGGAGGGACTGAACCTATACACGATGACTCTGGGTGAAACCACCACGGGTAAGTCACAGGCGCTGAAGCTTATGCGCACGGTGATGGACGAAGTATTTGCTGATGACCCTGGCTACAACCTGGGCGGTAACGCTAGCCCCAACGCTCTAGGCGAGAAGCTGATTGAGCGCGATGGCAGGGTGTCGCTGTTCAACAAGGACGAAGCGCACGGGCTGTTCAAGCAGTGGGCTACGCAGGACTGGACCACCGGAATGATGGAAGACCTGGCTTTGCTATACGACGGCACGGTCCCGCCGATGCTGCGTGTTGGCAAGAAAGAAATGTCTAAGCCGGCTAAGACTCAGTTCGTCATGCACCTCATGGGGACGCCAGAGGAGATTGCTAAGTCCCTGAACCGAGAGATGTTTAAGTCTGGGTTCCTGGCTCGATTCATGTGGAGCATTGGGGAACCGCGTACGCTCAGTAAAGAGGCTGTGCTGGAGGAGGACTCTGACGGTACCGAAATCAAGCTTGGCTTTGAGCCCATGGCCAGGCAGTGGGGCGCAGAGTTTGCCGAGATTAAGCGTCAGCTCCGCAGTGACGTGAGCTCCAGCAAGGTTTCTGTTGGGATTACCAAACAGGCAGCCGATCGTATGACGCAGGTCAAGTGGGACCTGGCTAACCTGGTCAAGAAGTCTGATGCGAACTGGGACATTATCAATCCGTCCCTCGTGCGTATGGGTGTAACCATTCGTAAATGCGCAACGCTGTTGGCAGTATCCGATGGTCGCAAGGTTACCGAGCTCATCGACGTGCTCAAGGCTATTGAGGCCGCAGAGGAGTGGGTAAAGAATCTTCTTATTGTTGCAAGGCAAATTAATGCCAGTGACTTTGAGCGGGCGTGTGACGAAGTGGAAGCATTTGTTAGGACCAAGGACGACAAGGTCAAGCTTGAGTTCGTCAACCGCAGATTCAAAGCGTGGCGTGTCAGGGATTTACAAGAAGCTATAGGTGCGCTAGCATCACAAGGTAGACTTAAAGAAGTGTCCGAAGCCGGCGGTAAGTGGCTAGTGATTAACAAGAAGGATAACTAACATGGCAGAAAAGTACACAATTCCTGCTGGCGCTAAGTCGGCAGCAAAGCGAGCCCTCGGTTGGATCGCAGACGGTAAAGCTGGCAGTGGGTTTACCGATGTTGGTAGGGCCAGAGCTGCGCAACTTGCACGCGGTGGGAGCGTATCGCGTGAGGTTGTCGGTAAGATGCGATCCTACTTTGCTCGGCACGAGGTGGACAAGAAGGCCAAGGGCTTCCGCGCTAGCCAGGAAGGTTACCCCTCGCCCGGTCGAGTTGCCTGGGACGCCTGGGGTGGAGACGCTGGCGCTTCGTGGGTCAACGGTTTGAGCTTTGACGATGACTAACGTACTGCCACTACCGGTATATCCGGCTAAGCCCACAGGAAACGACCTGGCGCTACTAAAAGAAGCAAAGGCTAAAGTGGGTACCGACATTCTGTTACAGCCTGTACGAGCCGTACAAGGCTCGCCAGGGCGTGTTATCGCATTGCGCGAAAAGCCTACCTGGATATGCGATTACGCATACATACCTGAGCCTAATGTTGAATCGCTCAAGAATGCACTAGAGTGGGCGCTAGAACTCAAGGAAGATTCACGCGGCATCACCGTGATTAGGACCCTCAAGGAAATCTTTGGGGAGCAAACGAGGGAACTGTGAGGAATAGATGCACCTGCGCGGTGTGTCTATCAAGAGAGGAAGTTGTTGTGCAAGAAGAAAACTTATTCGAAACCGATGCCGAGAAGGCCAAGCGGGTTCGATACGAAAAGCAAGAAGAGAAGCGGGCTCCAAAGATTCAGCCCGATCAAGTCATCACCCTCAACGCATGGCTGATTGGCGTGCTGGTTGCCTTTGTCGCGTCGGCTATCGTGTCGTTCAATGGCATTACTGCGGTGGCAGCGTTCGTGGGACTGTCCGCCGGCTGGATGGCATTCCTATTCTTCTTCTTTATCGAACTAATGTATCTACTTTTCCTGGTCGCATACCTGCTGCTAGAGTCACGCGAAAACGAAGACAGCCGTGGCGCGCTAACCGGCATGATATTCTTTGCTGCCATCGCGGTACTCGCAAACGCCTTCCACACTTTCGACTACTGGGGCTGGGCCTTCGCGGAACCTCGTGCGTGGGCTGGCGTGGTGCTGTCCGTGTCCGCACCGATCGCAATTATTTCGGCATCCAAGATGGCGAGCCGCGTAATATTTTCTAAGGCACTGGTAGGCTGACCGCATGAGCATCAACTACGTTATGGCAATAGACCCAGGTAAGGCGACCGGAATTGCCATTGGTCGCTACTCGGACATGATGCCGATGGAGATTGTTTTTACTGGCATCGTCAGCGATGGCGTGCGCGGTGTTGCCTTGTGGTTACATCACACGCGAGACGGTAAAACAATTATGGAAAACGATTGCTCATACAATTACCCCGAAGACTACGACGATCTTGACTACCATCTTGACGTTGTTTGCGAGAATTTTAACTTGCGCGGAGGAAACTTTACGCCAGACCTGGAGCCCGTGCGCATTGAGGGAGTTTTGATTGACCACTTCGGCAGCGTTCTGAGCTGGCAGTCACCGGCAGACAAGAAGATGGTTGGTGATGATTTCCTCAAGTCGCACGGCTTCTGGGTTACCGGTGCAGACGTCGATCACGAGGACGGCAGGGACGCCAACGACGCGATGCTACACCTGTTTGCGCACGCAATGCGAACTCGGCACATGCCGACGTTGCGAACCTACTTCAAGGGATAATTTGTGGTAGGTTATTTTACAAAGAGCCAACCTCGGCGGTTGGGGAGGAGATAAAAATGATTGACAAAATCGAAGAAGCGTATACCGAGTACCAGTTCAACAAGATGGTTGACCCAGCTACGCGCTATACGCATGACGATCGGGACGTATTCCGCGCCGGATGGTCCGCTTCCCAGAAACGTCCGTCCAATAAAGTAAAAGAATCCGTTTGGGTTCACGCACCGGTCGCGCCAGATGATGACCCCGAATAAATGAGTAACACAAAAAGCCCCCGCCATAACGACGGGGGCTTTTTGCTTTTAGATTCTCGGATCACCAGCCTCTCTGTCTATTCGGACATAGGCTTTCTGTCGTACTGGAGTACGGACGTGAGCAGGGACATAAGAGTAGCGAGTGCCGATACACCTAGCGCTTGAGCAAAGTCAATATCTACGATTGACATAGCCGCGCTTGCGGTGATGACGCCGAGCATTGTCTGTGCGAATGTTTTCACGGCACGCTCTGTGGCGTACGTGTGGAACTGCTTGAGCTTATCCATCAGGATTTTCCTCCTTGTTGTGTAATGACTTGTCTTCCCATACTGCACCAAAGATGTAGCTGGTGAGGATGAGTGTAATCAATGCTACACCACCAGTAATAAGGTCGCTGACGTCTGACATGGTTGCTGTCAGTACGGCAATGGTGCCACCGATAAGCATGAAAGCTCCGATGACGAAGGACGCGAAGATGTACCTTCTGCGGTTCTTCCAGGTTGGTTTACTCATAATATATTTAAGCCCCTTTAGGTAGACATTTAGCGCATTGCGGATCGCAATCACAGCAACCTCCTACTGACAGGAATCGCAATTTAACGCTTCCATTGGATCGATTGGACACTGTACCCCGTTGATAGTTTCAAATTCATTCATTAGACCATTTTACCACCCCTGCGTGTTAGACTTGGGGCACCCAACAGGAGGAACACTGTGAAGATTTTATTTATTGACTTGGAAACAAGCCCCATTACGGCTCACACATGGGGTCTGTGGCAGCAGAACATTTCGATTAAACAAATAGTTGAGAGTACGCAAGTCATCTGCTTTGGCGCACGCTGGTACGGGCAGAAGAAAGTAACCTTCAAGTCGGTTCATCACGACGGGCAGAAAGAAATGCTCAAGGAACTGCACGCACTCATGGAGGAGGCTGACGCTATCGTCGGCTGGAACTCCAAGGGCTTTGACCACAAGCACATTCGGCGCGAGTTCCTGGAGGCTGGACTAGCACCGCCATCGCCAGCCAAAGACATCGACCTCATGCTGGAGGTCAAGCGCAACTTCCGCTTCCCTTCGAACAAGTTGGATTATGTGGCACAGCGTCTCGGTGTTGGTGCCAAGGTGGAGCACACCGGGTTCCAGTTGTGGCTCGACTGCATGGCCGGTAGCGACAAGGCGTGGCGCATGATGAAGAAGTACCAGATTCAGGACGTTGACCTGCTGGTTGATCTTTACGAAATCCTACTGCCATGGATGAGACACCCCAACATGGCTATTGGTGTCGAGGGCACTGCGTGCGTGAACTGTGGTAGCGAAAACATTCAGCGCCGTGGCTACGAGAACTTAAACACCGGCAGGTATCAGAAGTATCAGTGCAACAGTTGCCACAAGTGGATGCGTGGTAAGAGCGCTGTTGCCACTGCGGAGATGCGGTCGTTGTGAGCGCAGAAACATACGAAATCCTCCAGGAAGCCATCAGTATGCACGTGGGGGAGGAAATGGGCGACGAGGTATCCATGGTCAAGGACTGGGTTCTCGTGGCTTCTGTGGCCGATCTAGACGCTCGTGAAGGGCGTGAGCAGATAGTGTTGCACCGATCGCCAGGTACATCACTGTACGCCGTTAGCGGCCTGCTTCAATGGGGCGCGGCAACAATCAGCCCCGACGACTTTATGGAATAAGGCGCGTCAAGAACGGGGCTAGTGCAGCGAGTAGCCCAAAGCTACCCACGGCCCAGCCAACGCGCATCTCAAGTTTGCGCAGACGTATTTCGTGGTCGGTAAGTTTTTCTTCCGTGCCGGGAAGGTGGTTGGCGAGCTTCTCTAGCAAAGACTTCATCTCTTGCTGCTCGCGATAAACATCTCGCAAGGTAATCCTTAAGCCAATCGATTCCGTGTCTTCGCCGGACATTCTATATCGAGCCTTTGTTGAGGCGACGCTGTAGTTCGCTGATTGTAAGCCTGCCCCACACGCCGTCAGGTTTCACGCCTAAGCGTTCTTGTACGGCGCGACGAGTTTGCGGTCCCACACGCCCGTCTACGGTCGCTCCGGCCCATCTCTGGATTGCGCTGTAAGTCATACGTCCTGGTCTGCCGTCAATCCGCCCAGGCTTATATCCACCCTCGTGCAAAGCCGTCTGCCACGCGGTCCACGTTGCACGGTTGAATCTTCCGGTTACCGGCAAAACGTTTGGTGTTGTGGCGGGTGCGCCGGTAAGGAAGGGGACAGGGTCGAGGGTGTTTCCCCAACGGCCTCCGCGTTTGCGGACCTCGAAGTGGAGGTGGTTGCCTGTTGAAGCGCCCGTGGTGCCGGTCTGATAAATAAAGTCACCGGTTTGTACCCGTTGGCCCTTCTTGAGGGCTGTTGCGTGAGCGCCGTGGTAATACACGGTGACAATTTCTCCATGGTCAATGAGGACTGTGTGCCCTCCACCACGAGGGGACCAGCCAATCTTCTTCACAACACCGTCACCGGCAACCGTGACAGGGTAGGAACCGGCAACATCCACGCCATTGTGAAATTTCTTCTTTTTCGAGATGGGGTGAACGCGCCATCCGTATGGGCTGCGTGTGTTGATGCTACGGTCTGTAGGCCAAGGGTTAGAAAGTTTCATAGCTCTATTTTACCAGAAGGTTGCCATTAGCCCAGTGTCACCATTGCTTCAATGGCGTCGGCTACAAGGTTTTCGGGTACTACGACAGAACCGCCACCGCCCGGTGCCGGGTAGATGGTAGCCATTAAATGTCCTCCAGGAAGATGCGGATGAGCGCCGCTTTGGACTCGTTGACGTCTGAGATGACGTACAGCCGGTCTTTGGGGTTCAGCTCGAACGAGATTCCAGCACCGGGAACCAGCTTGAAGCCGTAATCCGAAGCTGTCACAGTGGACGCTCCGACGAACACGTTAGCGGTGTCGTCAACGTTCTGCACGGTAACATCCAGCCCGGAGTGGTTTGCGCCAGGGCTTAGCTCGGTAGCGGTCGCGTTGCTAAGAGTAAGAAGATCGTGAAAAGTAGCCATACTTCTATTCTACCGCAGGTTCTGGTACCTCTACCCAGTCACCAGTTTCTTCATCCCAAACATGTACACCCTCAGCAGGGTAGGCGATAGGTGCAACCCAGAGGCAAGTGTCCTCATCGAGTACCCACGAAGCGTATGGTTGTGGCGGGATAAAAGCATCGCGGGTTTCATCGTAAGTAAAACCGATTCCCGCATAATGGGCGCGGAACTCGCCAGTCACACTCGTTTCTATCCAGTTGCCACCAACAACGTCAGCAAAGAATGATTCTCCCCTGTCCTCTAAATCGCTGTCGCCTACCAGCACTTGTAAAACGCGGTTGTTGTCGTCTATTTTAGCCCAGTAGCTCATGATGTTTTGTACCTTATTAGCATCACGCCTGAACCTCCATTGCCTCCACCTTCATCCTCAGCGCCACCCCCGCCCCCACCAGTGTTTGCCGTTCCAGCCCCGCCGGGTCCCCCATTCCCGTCTGTGCCGTTACCTCCACCGCCAACACCCCCTGCGATTGCGCCGTAGTTCAATCCGGGAGCGCCACCGCCCGAAAAGTAAACGTCAGAACCGGAAACTTCTCCCGCGCTACGACTTGTCGCTATGGTTGTAGTAATCAAAGTGGAAATTTTGCCATCGCCGGGAGAACCCTGACTTCCAGCAGTTTCTCCCCCGCCACCACCCCCGCCGAAAGAACCGCTGACAGAGCCGCCACCGTCTTGTCCCTGAGTGGTTATCGCGCTCCCGCCAGAACTCGAATCGCCACCGCCACCGCCACCGGAACCGCCTGTTGCGCCACTAACGCCTCTTCGGCCAGCCCCGCCACCACCAACGGCAACAAACCCGACACTCTCATCAGCGGTAAGGTAAAAAGCACTATTCCCACCATTCGAGCCACTACTAGACCAGTTCGCCCCAGCGCCCCCGCCCCCAATGGTAATAGTGTAGGTTCCGGCAACCAAGAAAACTTTTTCTTGAGACAAAAACCCGCCAGCCCCGCCCCCACCACCCACATCAGCGTTAGTACCGTCACCCTCAGCGCCACCGCCACCACCCGCAACCAAAAGCAAGTCTACAAATCCGGCGCGGGTAACAGTTATCGTGGTTGAGGATAAAAAAGTGTGGAGAGTGTAGACACCTGTTGCGTCCGAGTAAGAGTCAACCAGACCGCCAGAAAAAAGCGGGAACTCTGGTACGGGCGAAGACAGCGTGTTGCTCTTTCGGAAGTCCCTTATGGAACTGTTTGCCATACTTGTTACAGCCACAAGCCCCCCTAAGAGATTTCAGTACCGAAGATGTTCACGCTGATAGCGTTAGCGTCTCCAGCAGTAACCGAGATAACATCCGCAGCGTTGACCGTAACACCAAGCGTCAACGTGGTGCTGTCATTAGCAGCCAGCGGAACGCTGTAAGCGATGTAGTGAGAGTTCGAAAGAGCCGCGCCGTCAGGCTTTACCGCGATACGGAAAGTCGTAGCGGAAGCAGTCCGGTTCGCGAGGATGATCGTCGAGATAACAGCCTCGGTCGCAGCGGGAACCGTGTACACAGCAGTGTCAGCGGTCGTGGTCAAATCAACCTGACCGAGAATCTTGTAAGCGTTAGCCATTGGTTATGCACCCATCGTGAGAAAGTTTTGTTCGAAGCCCACTGAGGTTGCAATGGGCCGTGCGTCAAGAGCTGCTTGCACGGACTCAGCGAGGTCCTGGAACACCGTGTTTAGTGGTGCGACAGGATCGCTAGCGTCGGGATAGACAATGCTATCCGGGCTAGTCGTTGATGCCATACATAACTCCTTGTAGTGTTACTTGTTCTAGTATATCAAATGGTTATTGAATTGCGTGCGCCAAAAGCCTGTAGCGTTCAACCGTGAGGTCCGTAGTGCCATTGATACCAGAAACCCACATCGAAACCTCATCGTCGGGTTGCATTCGCAGCGTAAATTGCGTGAAAGTCTTACCTACTTGACCGCCATCACCCGCAAAAGAGCGACACTCGGTAGCGTCAATAGGCACACCATTTAGCGCCAGCTTCAAACCAATCGCGTTGTTGTCGCCAGCCTTGCCGTCATAAGTTGCAATAAACACCAGCGTGCGAGCCTGGTTCGTGTTGTTCTTTAACCCCGAAGGGTTTACTGTCCCGGCAACCATATTAAAAGTACCGTCAGTATCCAACGTGCCCGCCAAACCAAGTGGCACATACACTCCGGCGGTGGCAATGGTCACCGTCGTGCCGGTCTGGTTCCACAACATACCCCGCATCGGTTGCGGAATAGCAATGTTTAGCTGGCGGATCGAGTTCTGCGTATCCAAGTCATACTGTGCGCGCTTAGCTAAGTAGTTGCGCAGGGTCTGCGTTACCCAGCGACCCCACGGTTGAGATGCCGGGGAAAGATACGGATCGGGGATGCTCATGCGTACACCGCCTCTCGCCTTAGCGGGATGAGTGAGTAGTCCTTGAAGTTGGTGCCACCAAAGGTTCCGTTAAAGTCAGAGAAGGTAAGCTGCGGATAGTCAAAGATAACTACGTCCGCCCAGGCATCAGTTAGCCCGGTCCAGGCAGCCGCGAGGTCTGACCACTTTGCGGCACCGTAAACATCATCCAGGTCGCTAAATAGTGTGTCGTACTCCGCCTCAATCGATACCACATCGGGCGTGATGGTGCTGGAGCGCACGCGGTACATGGCGTCATCGAGCTGAATCTTGGAACCCGCAACCTCACCAAAGCCTTGTGGCACCTCGTTACCAAGAGCAACCGTGAAGCCTTCAAAAGTTACACCGGCGTAGTCGGCGTTGAAGTTCGTAAAGCTGTAGCCGGAAGGAAGAGTGTCGTCAAAGCCGTCGAACGTGGGATAAAAGATAGAGGGGATGGACCCCGAAAGCCTTGCAAAAGCATTGCTGCTGGTGCTGTACGTTTGCGTCGGCAAAGAGTACAACCTGCGTGCATATAGGGCAAAACGCTTGGCGTCGGCTAGCGTATTGATAGCCGGGTTGTCAATCTCGGTACCCTTGACGGTCGGGGTATCGCCAGAAGTTAGTCCCGTCTTCTCTGTGTATAGCAATCGGTTATAGTCCATACCCGTACCCACCATGCGTAGCGTGGAGTAGCTGGTGGAACCGTCGCTGATCGAAATGCTATACGGTGACAGTGGCTCGTAGCTTGGTCCGGTGATCGTAATCTTTACCTTGCTACCGTCGCCCAGAATCTCAAACGACATATCTCCGCCGTAGTCGCTCCAGAACGCGGCGCTCACTGGCAGGTTGTCGTTACCGGAAACGGCGTACACCGAAGCGGTGCCGTAATCCTTAGCAACCGTGTCCTGCACCGTTGGTTGTTGCACGGAGGTAAGGAAGAACTCTAGGTCAACATCGAACTCCACCGTCTCGTTGAACGCGGCCTGATACACCTGCGCCTCTGCCGTCCAGCCACCTTCCGGGTACACCAGGTAGTCGGTGCGTGGAGTGTAGTTGTAGTAGGCCACGTCAAAGGTTTGCGCAAGCTCAATGTCTTGTACGTTCCAGCTCTTGTCAATCAGGTTCTTGTTGCTGATTGTGCGCTGGCGTGCGGGACGAATAATAAGGTAGTCGCGGATAATGGTTACTTCGGTCTCGTATGCGGAGCACAACTGCTTGACATACACCCAAGCGTCGCCCTCGTAGCCCGGAGCGTTCACTGTAGCCGTGCTGAGGGCCGTATCCTTAATGATGTTAGTGGTGATACCAAGGCTGTTGATAACGCCTTCTATGACGTCCCCAATGGTCCCTGAGCGTGGCGCTATGATTGTCTCTACGTTAAGCAGCGCCAGTTTGCTACGACCACCCATTGTGACGGTATCGTTGTTGCCACTAACGGACTCAATTTCCCCGATAACCGATCCGTGGAAGTTGTCTTGTAGGTAAAACTCGTCCTTGTATAGCAATATAGAGGCGTCGTTCTCATTCAGCACCTCGATGCTGACATCACCAATCGCACCGGAGTCATCGCCGGGTACTAGCGGTGTGGAGCCTTCGGAATAGGAGTAGCTAATAACGTTTGATGCGTGCCCAGCAAAGCGCCCCGTACCGGACAGGCGCACGAAGATGTCGCCACCTGGGTCCTGCACGAGGTCATCGATAAGCGACCAGGTGCCACCAACAAAGCCCCACTGGTCAGCGAGCTGATACCAGAGCACGTTACGCCTTCAGGCCGAATGCTACCTGCACCTCGTCGACGGTAAGCCCGAGCGCTTGCAGTTTGCCGATAGCTGAATCCTTCACGTCAATTTTAGCTTTCGCTTCAGCGGCAATCTCAGCCTGCACACTCGCCCACACTTTGCTCAATGCCGCCTCAGTAGGTTTTGCTGTACCCGACAACCAGGTCAGGCCCGCATAATCGTCACCATTCAAAGTCCACTTAGCTCCCGCATAACGCCGTGTCAGTATCGTTGCAATATCCATTAGCCTGCCACCTCCGTAAGAGTAATCGTCGAAACAGTCCGCGCCCGTCCACCGTCGTCGGTGTCACTAGAAGAGCGATTGACGTAGGCAGTCGCCGAAGTGGCGTCACGGTTATATACACTTATCCCATACGTTAGTGCTGACGTAGAACTAGGGGAATCCACAAAGGTTAGTGAAATCATGGCCATGTCAGCGACACTGTTAAGAACAGCGCCACCATAAGCCGAAACACTTGCCCGGTCCCCCGCAGTAGCTCCCACCCCAATAGCAGTCGAACCTCGACGGATAACAAACCCACCAGAACCATTCTCGCCCGAATTAGATAAACCCGTAGATATATCCACACGAATCCTGCTCGACGTAGAAACCGGCGTAATTTCAGCCGTCAGTCCGGTAACAATGTTACTCGATATAGTTCGCCCTGCAATAGACTCGCTATAAGTATCCGTCTTAGTGGTAGACACAACCTGCAAGATACTCCCAGCAGGCACACCGTTAACCCAACTCGTGCCGTTATAGGTAAGCAAATCACCCTCGACTGGCGTAGTGATGCCAACACCGCTCAAAGAGTTGAGATCATGCGCTCCCACCGTGGCCTCAAGTGCATCCAGGTCGGTGGCAACGCCCTCTAGGTCCGTAGCCGTGGCGTTCCAAATCGCAGGGAAAGTACGCGGGTCGGAACCATCAGCAGGAGTATTACCACCCGAAAGGTTCGTAATTGAAATTGCCATTAGCTAGTCCATCCGTAATTTTCTGCTAGTTCTGCCACTACGCCAACCTTGTTTAGTGCTGACGAATAAGGTGTGTAAGCGGGCTGTGAAACAAACTGCAAACCCGAGTTACCTTGACCGGAAATAAAGCCACCGGTTTCTGGGGTTACACCTGTTTCTAACACTTGTATCATTATACCGGATAGCGTCAAAGTTCCCTCCCCGCCCAACGTCAACTCGATTCCGTCAAACGAGGTGGACGCGAAAGATTGATTAAACCTGGTGTCATCGGTTACGGCTAGCAGCGTCAGCGTAACGGGAGTGCCATCAGTGGTTGCGCTTATTGTTGGCGTGGCAACAACCGTACCGCCAGTGCCGTCAGTGCCGTAAGCTCCAACGTGAGCAGTGTGACCATCGGGAATGGGTATCCAGACGCGCCTGGTCTGACCAGCTAGCACGGTGTAGGTGATGGAGTCGTGCGGGAATCCGAGCGTATTTGATGGCGTTGTGGCAACCTCTCCACGAGTACCGTTGTTCAGGGGCAGGCCATCATAGAAGCCAATGAAAGGCGAAGCCCACCACTGTGGCAGTACGTTACGATCGGCCGCAATCGGGTCGTGAATATATACTGGACCGGTGCCGTATATACCGTCCGCCAGGTCAAGGATCTTCCGCGCCTCATCCAGGTCAACAGAGTTCCACGTCATCGTATAGTTCTTGTGCGCAGCGGTAGACCGGCGAATAGCGGTGCCACCGTTGAGGAAATCAACTTTATTGAAGTAGCCTTGTTTTGACGAAGGCATGTTCACGGAGGGTGCACGAACCTCAATCATCTGATTGCGGGTCCCCATGTAGAAACAAGTCATTAGTTACTTCCTCGCCTGGCTTCGTTGAAGTTATTTGCGTTCGTAGCCTCAGCCACAACTTTACCATTCAGGCGCAATTGTACGTTCCCCGCATCAGACAGAAGCTTGCGATCGTAAGGGGACAGCTCCACCATCATCGTACCGGAGTCATTACCGCTAGACGCACCGCCAACGAAGCCACCCATCTGGTAGCCACGCATACCGTTCTGTAGCTGTGCCAAGAAGTTAGCATCCGGTAAACCCGTGGACTGGTTTACATATTTTTGCGGAACAACATACTCACCCTTGTGGACGATACCGGCTGGTTGCATTGCCCCACCGCGACCGGTGAAGCCGCCCTCGGAGAAGAATGCGGATAGTGGAAGTTTGCTAATCTCAGCAACCGTTAGGCCGCCACTTGCGGTTCTTTGCTTTGTAGAAAAGGCAGACAATGGCATTGCGCTAATTTCGGCAACAGTAGGCTTTTTTGCGACCGGAGTACCATTGCCGCCGCCTCCGCTAACCGGCTGGTTCAACGCACGGTTCAGGTCATTAGCCGCTTTAATCTGAGTTTGTAGCGAAGCGTTTAGTTCGTTCAGCGCCTGAAGCGCGGGGTTGACGTTTGCGTCCACCGTAATGTTGCGAGGAACGTTGTCGATCGCGGTGCGCACGTCATCAAATGCCTTGGCATACTCCAGCACCACGTCTTCTTGGTAGCCAAGCTCCAGTGCCTGCGCAATGAATTCCTTGCGTGCGCGTTCGGTAGCCTTGCGAAGCTCATCTTGACTGGCACCAGACTCTGCGAGGGTTCCGATGTAGCTTTGATATTCTCCAACAAGACCGAGAAGTGCCGCGCGGTTCTCCCGCTCCCCTTCGCCCTGTCCGCTAAGATCGCCACCGGCAAGTGCCCTAGCGCGGTCTAGTTCAATAGCGTTATCGGCCTGCTCCCTATCAAGGTCGGCAATCTCTTTGCGCAACTGAGCTGCCCGAAGGGTGTCGCCGTATGCGTCAGCAACCGAAAGGAAGTACTCTTTGAGCGCACGGTCTGCGCCAAGGTCCTGCTGTGAGGCAATAAGGTCATCAACCTCGCGCCTGGCATCTTCTACGTTTTGACCAAGCTTGAACCAGGCTTCGGCAATGTTATCAATAGCAAAGGTGTTAGCAAACCTAATGTCAAAGGCGCGACCAAAGACGCTCTCCAAGTCGCTTGCGTAGTCAAGAAGTGTGCGTACTTCTTGTTGCGCGTTCTGTATTCCACGATTGAAGTTATCAAAGTTGATGGTCGAGATACCGCCACCAGCGGTGTCAATGAACTGCTGGGCTTGAGCTTCCGAAATGCCGAACTGCGCAGCCACCTGGCTAATGGCTTGTCTAAGAATCTGCAATGCTGGAGCAGACTCCCCGCCTACCGTCTTCGCCAGGCCAGAGAACAGTGCCGCTAGATTAGCAACACCTTCCTCGGCGCTACCGGACTGAGCAAGGATAGAGCCGATGGCGTCCTGCATCTCGGAGCTAGCGTAAAGCGCCTCGTCTCCGGTTTCTCCAAATGCTTCACCGAGCGCAAAGATTGCATTTTCTGTTTCTGTCCCCAAGTTGATTGCCTTGAACATAGAGTCAACAAGCTCGTCAAATTGCTCATTAAGGGTCTTGACCTTTTCAGCGGCCCCGCCGGCAGAACTGCCAACTTTATTCATTCCTTCGGCAAGCGCCTCGGCGGCTCCTTCTAAAGTTCCGTCGGTTGCTCCGAGCGCCAAAAGTTGAGCAACCCTTGGCGCTGCAATTCCGGCACTCAAGGCCACGCCATCAATAGCTTCTTGAACGAGATCCATTGTCACTTGAGAAACAGCACCGGCTGATTGCATTATTAGCAAAGCCTGGGCAAGGTTAATAATTTGTTGCTCAGCGTCCGGGGTTCCTTCTAGCACGGAACCAATAACCCCCTGTATGGCACCTTGAGCAGTAAGGGAGTCTCCTTCTAGTCCAGCAAACTCTTCGCCAAGGGCGGTAAAAGCCCCAGCGGTTTTCTTATTAGCGTTTGCTAGCCCGAACAAGTCGTCTATCAGAAGTTTTACCGAAGCGTCCGTGAGGTCAATATAATCTTTGGCGTCCTGGTTTGCGTCGTTGGCAAACTCTGTGGCCTCCTTCATGTTTTTATCGGCTTCAACTTTTTCGTAAATTGTTCCTACGTGATCATTAAGAACCCTGTCGGTGTCTTCGATCTGTTGTTTTTGAGCCAAAATAGCCTGGGTAGCAGCAGCGTAAGCCGCACCGCTGTCGCCCTCTGTTTGCCTAATAGTATTCCGCTCTTGTTCGAGAACATCGAGAGCCAAGCGTTGTTCTGCAATAATGGCATCAACTATTTCGCCACCACCGCCAGAGATTCCAGCAGCAATAAGTTGATCTATAGTGACACCAGCGGCAACCACTGCTTGCTGGAAGCCTTGATCCGCAAAAAGATCAACGACCTCTTCGTCTTTAAGCAGCTTGTTCCGGAAGTAAGCCGCGGTGTTTTCGTCTAAGGCGCGAGTTTGCTCTTCTACTACTCCGGTAGACCCCTGAACCGCAGCGGTGACCTCTCCAGAAGAAGTTGCAAACTCCCCAGCGGCATCTGATGCCGAGGTTAATGATTCTTTAGTGATAACAACTTCGCGACCGTAGCTCCTGATGGCTTCCGTGCCATCTTTCATTCTTCCGGTGTTTTCGTCAAAAGCCGCTGTGTCTTTGTCGATTGCCTCAGTAAGGGCATCCGTATCGTTGTACAGGTCTTTCATCTTGTCACTGGCCTCTTCGGAATTTTTTCCTACCGCAGCAAAAATAAGAGAAAGACCAAGAAAAAGAGCACCGACAGCGGTGGCGGCAAGGAGACTTCTAAGCGCCGTGCCCAAGATAGCTGTTGCAATAGAAGCTCTTGCGGTTGAAGCTGTGAGCGCATCTATTGCGCTTTTTTGCGCAAGAGACGCAATTGCCGCCTTGGTTGAAGCGAAACCAAGTTTTTGAACAGCAAATCTAAAGGCAAGTACGGAAGCGGCTACGCCCGCAATAATAGCAAAAAGACCCGTAAATGCGGCTATTAGTAAAGAGACAACTATTACAAATCCGCTAATCGCCTGCCCAGGAACGCTTTGGGTGAAAGCGGTAAGACCCTGAACTACTTGATTGAGGTACTGCACCAAACCGCTAAGTGGTCCTACGGAATCTCCAAACGCCGCACCGAGCGTTTTAATATTTTGACCCAGCCTGTCAATCTGAGCGCCAGTTGTTTGACTAATTACGCCGTACTGCTCGTTGATTTTTGATCCACGCAAAAACTCATCGCTACTCAATTTAATTAGCCTACGAACCTCATCGGAGCTTTGCGCCAAACGAAGAATTGCCGGAATATCTCGCACGGAGGTGATGCCCAATTCCCGAAGCGTTCTTTCCGCTCTTGGTCCCTCGTCGTTAATTCCTTCAAAGAAATCTTGCAAAACCCTACCGGGTTGAGTTGACCAATCGTTAATAAACTCATCAGCGGTTCTGTTAGTCAAGCGACCAAACTCTTCAACACCCCTGCCACCCTCTACGGCATTTTTACCAATGTTGCTAAAAAGGCGGGTGATGTTACCCCGTGCAAGTTCAGGCTTAATACCCACGGAAGCCATGGCACCAGACAGTCCCACGATCTCCGGAGCGCTAAGCCCGGCCAAGTTACCCATTGCGGCAATTTGAGTAGACACTGCAACAATTTGCGACTCCGTGGCAACCGAATCGACACCGACGGCAAGAATGGCGGAACCCAGACTCTCAAAGTCTCCGTCAACTCCAGAAATAAGTTGATTCAATCGACCAAATGCTGTTGCCGCAGCCTCTACGGTAAGGTCGGTTGTTGCCGAGAACTTTGCTACTGTTTCGGTAAAGTCGGAAATGTATTTTTCAGCAATTCCCAACTGCCCACCAAGTGCCGCAATGTTTGTAATGTCTTCCCAGGAGATTGGAGTTGCTTGAGCAATCTGCTGAAGTTCTTTACGAAGGGATGTAATAGAGTCGCCAGCCAGCTGGTTGGTGCGAATTACGTTAGCAAAAGCGCGTTCATACTGAATTGATATTGCAATAGGCGCAATAGCGACCGCCGCAAAAGCGGCAGATATTCCAGCCAGGGTATTCCTGATGTCATAAAGTGCATACCTTAATGCCGGAAGATTTTTTCCAGAGTTAGAAAACTCTTTAAACTTTTGACTGAGAGTTCCAAACATTCCAGAAGACGCTTGTGTCGCAACGCCAATGTTTTTAATTGCATTTTGAGCTTTTTTAGCCTGAGCCGCAAGCTTAGCAGTATTGATTGTAATTTCAATGTTGAGCTGGGGGTCTTTAGCCATACATCTATTCTACCTTATTGCTATTTTTTCCCTTGCAAAATTGTGGGTTCCCTCTTATTGCTTCTTATCGCAGGGGAGCCCTTCTTTTTTTCTTGCTCCTCAAGCCACTCTTGTCTAGTTGGCATTTCATCGCCATCCATAAGCCTGGGCTCAGCAATAAAGTATCTACCGTGCGACTTTGACTTCTTTTTGCTATCCGCCTCTTGCGCTCGTTCAATGGCCGCTTTGGACTTAGAAATCCTTGCCTTGGCGTCGAATGTAACGCGATCCGATTCATCCCACCAAATTGGCACGCCGTCCCTGTACCAGTCTTCTAGCAAGTAGTGAGCCTTAATTAGCCTATAGTCCCAGAGAGTCCACTTCTCGTGAGACGGATTGCTAAATACTACTGCGGTTGGCGGATGCCCTATGCTGGCAGCTGCCTTTAGGTATGTTGCCAGAAACCTGTTTTGATCCCAGGTTAGGGCTTCGCTAAAAAATCCTCACCGGTTTCCATGGTAAAGACCGCAGTGGAGGTCCTAAGCTTTTCAATTGCCCCATTTATAGCAATAATAGCGTTCAAGGGAAAAGAATTTCGCATTTCTCTTACCGCGACATAGCTAAATTCTGCCTGCTCGTTTTCGTCTTTGTCGATAATCTTTTGCAAGTGCTCTTGCCAAAGAAAATCAGTAAACAAGGCGTCACGTTCTGGGGATTCTTTTTCCTCTTTGCTAGAGTTTCCAGTAAGAATAGAAGACATGTTTTTTTCTGCCAGGTATTCAATAGGATACTTTTTTACCGCGCTCCTATAAAGCTCTTCGCGCTTACCCTCTGGAATTCCCATAAGTTCTACCGTGTAGCCAGAATCAATAATCTCTTGCATTGTCAATGCTTCTTGTGAAATTAATTCTTCGCGAAGGGCCTTGTCCTTTTCGGTTTCTTTTTTCGTAGATACTTTTTTATCAAGCGCTTCCAGCTCTTCCCTAATCTCTGAGATTTTGTAAATAGCGGTTTCGTTTAAGTAAACCTCTACTGATGTTTTAGGGTATCCCCTACCTTGAAGAACATCAATAATATTAAAAGTTCCGCGAGCCTTGGCGGCGTCTACCGCATCGCGAATTTCTTGTTCGTCTGACAATTTTCCTCCTAGAGTTTGTACAAACAGATACTATCACGGGCAAAGAAAAACCCCCTCCGTAGAGGGGGCTTTCTTGTCGGGTAGTTCCTAGGAAACGGTCACCGCGCAGGTGTCTGTTTCTCCGTTGGAAGCAGTAGCCGTGATTGTTGCACTACCGGTAGCAACCGAGGTGACAATACCAGCCGAAGAAACGGTGGCCTTGGTCTGGTCGCTAGAGGTGTAGGTCAAGCCGTTGGTGTAGTTACGACCGCCGAGTGTTACCGTCAGTTCGTCGTGGTCACCAGCAGAGGTTGCCAGGGTTGCGGGGGAAACCACAACTGCGGCATTCGATGCGCCAGCAACAACCGTCCGAACAGCGAAGTCACCCTGGGGCAGCATCGTTACGGTGTAACGGAACGCTTCCTCGCCGGTGACGGACTCTGCGTAGCCGTCAGTCATTACCTTGAGTACGTGCACGAACTCACCAGCGGCAGCAGCAGCGGCAGCTTCTGCTCCGTCAATGCGCATGACAAGGAAACCCTTGGTGCGTGGCACATCGAGCAAATCGTAGACAGAGGAGTACGTGCTGGTTGCGTCGTCAAAGCTAGCTGGGTAGTAGAAAGAAATTCCTCCACCCCAGTTCGTGTAGCCACGGTCAACAACTTTACCAACAGCGGTAATCGCTGGGTCTTCAAGCTGGTTGGACGCTTCGAGGTTGAAGTCGAAGTCGTTCCATGAAACAGCTTCTGAGAGGTCAACGGATGCGTTGATCTCAGCAGCAGTGGGATTCTTGTAGTCCGCAAATGCGTTCTCCAAAGCCCACCATACGCGGATGTTACCGCTTGCGGGAACCTTTACGTCAGTCATTATGAAGCCACCTCATAGTTCCAGTTTACGAAGTCGTTGTTCAGGAACGACTGGCTGATGCGCTGGTTCTCACCGTTGCCGACCACGTCGATCCCGAAGTCAGTTTTGACTCCAACCATTTTGATGCGGTCGCCAGAAGCAAAGTTCGTGTCGCTGTCCTGACCAATCCGCTGAATTGCAATGTACTCAATGTCGGGGAATGCAATGAGGTCAAGTGCCTCGTTGAATACTCCGGTGGCAGCAGTGTCCGCGTCGCGGAATGCTTCAAATACAACCTCTGGGTTGTAGAAGGTCGGGGTGGACAGGTTGCCTTCATCGCAGAAAGTAAGCGAGTCGTCAGTGTCTGAATCCCCGAGGGTGAACGTCGTTCCGTCCTCGTTCAAAGCGCAGGTGATGTTTTTCACAAGAGCTGAGTTCAGCTCGGCTGCGGTGGGGGCTGCGCGGTTTGCAAAAGCCTCCGGGTGAGCGAGACAGAGCGTAACGTTTGCACGATACATTCTGGTGTTAGCCATTAGTTCTCTTCCTCAATATCGATATTGGATTCGGTTTCTTGCTCTTCATCTGTTTTTTTCATGAAAGAGAAAATGCCAGAGCGTTGCTCCTGCTTCTCTTCCACCGTGCCAGGCTTGTACATCACCGGGTTATACGGCTTTGTACCTTCCTCGACGGGGACAAGGATGTCCTTAAACTTGGGGTGCCGAAGAGTCTTTGGAGAAACGTCGGCAATTTGTCCGGACACAGTGTTTAGGGCAAGTACCATGTATCTAGTTTACCACCGTTTTATGGCGTGATATTGGCACTAGGGTTTGTGGAATTGAACCTAAAAGAAAGCGTTCCGATTGCCAAATAAAGGTGTGGCACAGCGCTGTCTTCTCCGATAGGAATAACAGATTCTCCCAGCTCTGGGGTCAATGCTGCTCCATTGGATATTTTCCACCCAATAAGACCATCCATAAAGTAACCAAGAAGCCTTCTGGCAATTTTTCCCTTTGGAGCTATGGCCACAATGTCAAATTTAGAAAAATATTCATCGTGTCTAACGCCAGCAAAAGAAGTATTCTGCTGATCACGGCTCAGCCCGCCCCACCTCAAGACAACAAAAGGCTTCACCTTATTGCTCACCCTCAAAAGGTACTCGTCATCAAGAACATCATCATCTTTTATTTCATATTCGGGAAAAGATGATTCTACGTGGGCAAGAATTTCGTCTTGCAAAGAAATTAGGTCTATGCCGTTCATAATCTTTTCAATTCCCTAACGAGGTCTTTATTAAAATCGCTTACAAGCTTTGGAATAACTTTTTCAATGTCAAATCGAGCGTCTCTAATAGCAAACATACCTTTTGTCATTTTAAACTCGCCATTTGGCATCATTCTTACGACCGGACTCTTTCCTTTGACCCTCAAGGCTCCGCCTCGGTCATATGCAGCCTTGAATCTGTTTTTAAAACCAACTTCTTGATACCTGTAGTATTCGGGAACCTTTGGCTTTATCCAACCAATCAAAATGTTACTTTTTGTTTTAAAAGCTGTAACTTTATAGCTTACAGCGTTATACATCCTACCGGTTCTTCTTCTTCCCGACCCAGAGTTCAATCCAGCAGATTGCGCGGCTTTGCTAAACGGAGTTGCGCTATCAGCAATGTATTTTTTAACTTGCTTTTCCCCAAAACTACCAATTTCTCTTGTTAGTCTTTGGCTCTCCCTTTGAATAGCGTTTGGAGCCTCGTTAATAATGTCCAAAACACGCTGTTGGCTTCTTTGTTCCATTTTTAAAATAAAATTCATTATGCCACCGACTTGACATCAGCATCGCACTCAATTGTGCGATTCCAACCGTAAGAAGAGTTGACGGCGGAGCGTACAAGAAGTATTAAATCGTTTAATACGACATCTTGACCACCATCGGTAATTCTTACTTGCATTCCTTTTCTGATAAGAGAAAGATCGGCATCGTAGGGAACCTGGACCCTAAAGCCCTGTATGGCTCCCTGCATAACGTTTAAGTCGGGCAAGCTTTCCCCCTTGATTGGTTGAATTCTTGCCTTACCGGACCACAGAACGCTTTCCGTGGAATCTCCGTAAGAATTTGTCGCCATATCCCAAGTTTGTTCTCGCATATTCGGATCAACAATCTGAATTTCGGCGTTGTACCAACGTGCAACAATGTCGCGCATCTCAAGCGCGATCTTGGCAAAGTCTATAGGTGTGCTCTTGGAGATAGCCACGTTAGTTCCACCATGGGTACTCGTCTGCTTGACCGTCGTTGTCGTCGTCGATAAACATCTTGATCATGTTGAAGTATTCGTTAGACTCGTCCTGGAGCGCCTCTTCGCGGAGCTGTGCGGCAATCTTGCGCAAGGACTCGGCAATCTTATCGCCGTTGACCGTGAGGTCGTCCGAGGACCAGGACTTGAGAAGAAGCGCCTGCGAGCCAGCGATGGTCTCCATAGCGCGTGCAGTAGCAAGCTTGACGTTATCACCGTACATCGTGAGGAACGCGGCAATTTCATCATCGCCAAAGTACATGTAGTTACCAACACCGGCAACCACATCGGTAGCCTCCGTGTCGCCAAGGAGAACTCGAACCTTACCAGTGTCGGTAGTGAAGTCAGCGGGAGATGCACCAGAATTTGCCATACTAATAGTTTACCGCAAAAAAGAACCACGCACCGGAGCCCGGGGAAGGGGGATGGGCTCAACGGTGCGTGGCAAGCCAGCAGGAGGGGAAGCTGGTATTTATATACTAACAAAGAAAAACCCCCGAGCAATTTCTCGCCCGGGGGTTTTTCTGTTGGCTACTTAGGAGCCTGCACCTGTCGAGGCGCGGAGTCCATCCTTGGTGACCGAGAATGCGTCCACAACGTGGCGCACGCGGGTCTGGATGTCGTCGTCGTCAAAGCTTCCGTCACGAACAGGAACTTCTCCACCAGCGAGGCTGAAGTGTCCGTTGTCCTTGATGGAGATGAGCGGAGTACGTGCACCCGAGAGGAAGACCTCCCAGAAGTACGGACGGACGTTCAGGTCGGGAATGACGAACCAGAAGTTGTCAGTCTGTCCGCCAGAAACGGTGTCCAGTGCGTTGAACTCGATTGGGTTGAACGGGCTGGTGATGATGCTGGGGTTGAAGATTGTCTCTTCAGAACCAGACGTCTTGCGAATCTGCTGCAAAGCAAACAGTTCGCGAACGGTCATCGCAAGCGACGTTCCGTAGACCAGCTTGTAGTTCGAAGCAACCACGCGGTTTCCACCAACGGTGTCGGTGCGTGAGTCAGCCATAGCGGTTTGCAACGAGTCAAGCGACAGAGCGGGGTTTCCGCTGAGGCCCTTGCCGGAGAAGCCGGTTCCCAATGCGCCAGCGGTGGTCACGAAGAGTTTCGCAAGAGCGATGTCTTCCTGACGTGCGGCGTACTGTGCGAACTTCGAGGTCATCTGACCAATCATGTCGAAGTTACCGACACGACGGAGGGATTCCCAAGACATGCGGGCACGGATGCCGTGCTTGCCTTCGAATTCCTTGTCCAGCTGAGTGGTGGTGAAAGGAACGGCGGGGTACTCTTCGTACTCTCCGACGGACGGAAGTCCACCATTGATGAATTCTTCACCAGTTCCGCTAACGAGAGCGCTAGGGTCAACCTGGAAGTCACCGAAACGAATGGTACCGAAGTTGTCGGTCGTGTACTCGTCAGCGATTTGGTTCCAGACAACCTGCTCCGCAGCATACTGTGCGAGGAAGATTACGTTGATAGCAGGTTCCAGAACGGTTGGAATGTCCGAGGAGGAGATTCCTTCCTGAAGAGCTACCCTTGCACGAAGGTCACCGGAAAGCGCGTTGGTGAGGAGTTTTGCTGCCTCAATCTGACGCTTGGTGGAACGCTCTTCAATTCTGGCGATTTCCTGTTCAACCATTTGCATGTTTGCCATTAGTTAAATCACCTATTCTTAGTTGTTGATCCGGACGAAGACATCTCCAGCAACAGCGCCCTTGGCCTTGATAGCGTAGCCAACAAGTTCGTTAGAAC